CTGGGTCTTCCCATCTATTCTAGGTCAAATTTGCACAAAATTTTAATTTTCATTTTCCCTGGGGATTGGCTGGGCTGGGTAATGTGCGTAAGAAAATATGGCAAAATCGAAGTGAAAAAGTGAAGGTGGAAGTAGAAAACAAAGTGAAAAGTACTTTCATTTTATATAATAAAATCAAGTACTTACATCATTTTTGGGGGCCAATATGTGTCTAAAAGTGAAAAGTGAGAACGTTTGAAACATAATATATATAAAATATATATAGTATGCTGGTGGTTGCTGGTGGCATTATTTTTTGTACTTAATTTATTAATTTTTATATATATATCACTATTCACTTAAATATATATATAAGTACTTAATATAATTATATAAAACAATAAAATGATGGGTAAGTGGGGTAGTGATGGGAACCCGAGTCCGATTTAAACATCCTTTTGGTATTGAAACCATTCAGTCTTGCTGGATTTGCATGCCCAACTTAGCCATTCAATCCAGCATCAACAGCTTGTAATCATTTCATTTGGTGTGATTTTGATATAAAGATTGAGTCAATGATGCTGGAACTATAATGACTATAAAATTTTCTTTTGGTATTGCTGGGAATGGTATTGCTGGGAATAAGGGAAATAAAAAGGGTGCCACAATGTGGCACCCTTTTAATAGATTAGCTGACTTGACACCAGTCAGTCCATTGTTGTTCAGTGAAATTCAGTTGTCTGTACAGTTCAAGAGTAGTCTCGTTTAAGGAACCAAGTCCACAATCATTCCAGTGTAAGTTAAACAGCATAATGAAATAACAGTGAAACATATTACACCTCCATTGTTGGTTAAGGGTTATTGGTTATACAGATAGTCAATCATTGCTCCAGCAACTGTTCCGCCATAACTATCTAAGCAGCCTTGAATAAATGCTTCCTTGGTTTGGTCTTGCTTACTTACTCTATAAGCTAATTCTATTAATCGCTCAAACCTGTCCCCACAGTCAGTGTTGTGAGGGTACTTGTCCATATACTCATGAAAATCTTGCATATTCATTTTAATCTCCTCTCATTTTAAAGTTTGGGTGCCACAATGTGGCACCCATATTTACTTATTAATCCATCAAAACTTTTTTACCATGATTGTCTGTGAATATTCTGTATCCATCAGATCTCAGGTAAGTCAATTGACTGCTCACATTCTTAGCAGTGATGTCCAATTTCTTGGCAATATTGACAATTGAGATTGAAGAATTATTTCTCAAGATCTCAAGAACTTGAGCTTTGCGATTTGATCCATTTTGTGAACTTTCAAGTCTTGTTTGAAGTTCAAGAATAATTTGCATTTGATCTTCACATTCTTTAATCAACTCTTCTTTATTCATCTTTTTAAGAATACTCATTTTGTCACCTCCAAATTTTTTGATCAACTTAATTGTTGATCACAAATATAATATATAATAAATTTTTTGATTTGTAAACACTTATTTTTAATTATTTCTTAACGTGGTATATCACAATGTGGTACACTATAAATAATTATATTAGTACTACATTGTGGTACATTTAGTAATTAGTATTAGTAACTACTACTGATAACTAAGTACACTACATTGTGGTACACTACATTGTGGTACACTACATTGTGGTACACTACATTGTGGTACACTACATTGTGATACACTACATTATGGTACACTACATTGTGGTACACTACATTGTGGTACACTACATTGAGGTACACTACATTGTGGTACACTACATTGTGGTACACTACATTGTGATACACTACATTATGGTACACTACATTGTGGTACACTACATTGTGGTACACTACATTGTGGTACACTACATTGTGATACACTACATTATGGTACACTACATTGTGGTACACTACATTATAGTTGCTGTTGATATAACTACTACTGATATAACTACTACTGATATAACTACTACTGATATAACTACTACTGAAGTAGTTGCTGTTGAAGCAACTCACTCTCACTCTCAATCTCGAACCTGAGCTCGAGACTTTTCTTTTAGGGGCCCCTATGCCCCTTTTGGGTTTGCAATTGTATATTAAATATTGGGTCAATTGAAAATATCCTGCCATTTTTGAGCCCCAGCATTTTACCTATCGATATACACCGATCCAGCATTACTGAACTCCAGTCCACCAAGCATTATACCAATTTCTAGTAAAATTTTGTAATAGAGAAAAAGATTTAAACGATAATAAAGACTAATACAGACAGTTCTAGCACTTGAAACGATCCTAAACGTTCAAAAAATTGGAGCCTATATACTAATATACCTTTATTTTTAAGACATCATAAAGAATTTAAACGATTATAAGCGTACCGGACTATATCCAGTCTTATTTTCAACCCAGACACGTTTTATTGTTTACAAAGTTAACAAACTATGATATAATAAGTATAGACGATTAAAAAAGGAAACAAACGATTATGCAAGACATAAATTGGGATCTAGTACAGTTTAAATACGAATTCTTGGGGTTTTCCTTAGCAAGTTTAGCAATTGAACACTGTATTTCAACTGCTGTCCTAGACTACAATGCAAAAAACTGGAAACAAATTTCTTTGGAACAAGATGATTTAATAGATATAAGCGAGATTAAATCTATTGATGATGTTTTAAATAAATTAAGCAAGCAAACAGTAAGTCAAACTCAAGCCTTCTCAATCCTCAAACAAAAATACCTTGGCCCTAAATTCATAGAATTAGAAACTATACTCCTCCATAAAGCAATTTCTATTGCTTCTAACCTCAAAGAAAATGATAAAGGATCAGCAAGTACCTTAAAACATTTAGTGGATGTTTTAACAAGTTTGATAGATCGAAATCCAATGCTAAATCCTGATGATGTTGAGGATGGAGATGGAGATAAAACTTGGGAAATTAAAGTTATCCATTCAACAGAAAACACTGTTGTTGATTCTCCCGATAAAGAGGAATGCGATGATAGTAAAAATGGGTGAGCGAATTTTAATGATCGATGATGCATTAAATGAAAATGATGCATTTAGATATTTACCTAGTTATTTTGATTGGGTTGAAATAATATTAAATAAGGATACAAAAATAAGTGGCCCTACAACTTCAAGTACCAGAAAAACTGTGTCCATTTGTAACTAGACCTAAGCGATATAAAATTGCTTATGGTGGTAGAGGTGGCGCTAAATCAATGACTTTTGCTGGTATGCTTGCTCAAAAATCCCAAGTTGAAGGAGCATTAGTAGGTTGTTTACGTGAGTACCAAAATTCAATTGAGGAAAGTGTTTTTGCATTACTCAAGTCAGAGATTAAAAGACTTAAAATCCCTGGCTTTAAGAACTTCAACAATAAAATTGAACATAAAAGTGGTGGCGGTTTTCGTTTCAGGGGACTAGCACGGTCTATTGAAGCCATTAAATCAATGTTTGGCTTCAAGTACTTTTGGCTGGAAGAGGGTCAGTTTATCTCAGAAGATAGTTTACGAATTCTTACTCCAACCCTCCGGGAGGAGAATTCTGAATTATGGATATCTGCCAATCCCATGAGTAAAGCTGACCCCTTCTCCCAACGATTTATTGTTCCATACCAAAGAGAACTGGATAAGCATGGATTTTATGAAGATGACTTACATTATATTGTAAAAATCAATTACAGTGATAATCCATGGTTTCCTGCCGAACTTGAAGCCGAAAGACAAAATGACTTCAAAACTCTTCCAAGGGCCCTTTATGATCATATTTGGGAAGGTGCTTACAATGACTCAGTGGAGAATGCTTTAATAAGTGCTCTTTGGTTTGATGCTTGTGTTGATGCTCATATAAAGTTAGGTTTCAGTCCTCTTGGTATACGAATGTCTTCTCATGATCCTTCAGATGAAGGAGCTGATGAGAAAGGTTATGCCTTTAGACATGGTTCTGTTGTTTTGCAAGTTGAAGAAAAGGCAACAGGGGACATTAATGAAGGATGTGATTGGGCGACTGGCCTTGCCATACAGAATCAATCGGATGGGTTTGTGTGGGACTGTGATGGAGTGGGGATTGGCTTGAATAGGCAGGTTAGCCAGGCGTTTGGTGGTAAACCTGTGAGATTAGAACAGTATAAAGGGTCTCAGACACCAGAGTATCCTGAATCAATTTATGAACCAATAAATTCTGAAAGAGTAAATATATCCTCTATACAAAACCAAAAGAAAAATAAAGAAGTCTTTAAAAATATGAGGGTTCAGAAGTACTTTGAACTCAGGAATAGGATTTTCCGAACTTATGAGGCAGTAGTTAAAGGGGTATATCATGATCCGGAAACCTTAGTATCTTTTTCTTCTGGTATAAAAAATCTTCATAAACTTAGATCAGAGTTATGTAGATTACCTGTGAAGCCTAATTCAAATGGAATGTTGGATTTATATTCTAAAGAAATCATGAAAACTAAGTTTAAAATTGACTCTCCAAATTTAGGTGATTCTGTTAAAATGCTGTGGAAAGTCCCAAAAATGGTAAATGTAGGAACAGCACAACGACCTGCACCAATTAGAATCATTGGTTCAACATATAAAGATCAGAAACAGCGACAGTATAGGAGCAATAGAAGACATGCCTCTTGAATTAAAACAATTAAAAGAAATGCACGATAAAGCTTTTATGGCTAACCAAATTCCAAGAGAAAGATCTTCGAATGATTCTGTATTCTATTGGATAACACAGTGGGATGATGATATTCTTCAATCTACTCAATTAACATACCGTGGTGAATTTAATGTATTACGAAAAGCTGGCAGACAAATTCAATCTGATTTAGCTTCAAATCCTGTTCAAGTGGATTTTGTGCCTATAAATGAAACACGAACTGATTCAGCAGAACTTGCAGATGGACTGTATAGGGCAGGACTTCAAAAGAATACTTCTATAGAAGCATTTGAGAATGCTGAAACAGAAACTATTGTTGGTGGTGTTGGTGCTTGGTTATTATACACAAAGTATGAAAGTAAAAATATCAACAATGATAAACAAGTTATTCTCCGTAAACCAATTTATGAAGCCAATAATACTGTATTTTGGGATCCAAACTCAAAACTCTTAGATAAATCAGATGCAGTATACTGTTCTGTTTTAACAGCTTATACAGAAGAGGGTTATAAGAAATTAGTAAAAGATCTTACTGATGAAGAACTCGATCATATAGATGCCAGTTCTTTTAAGCATCCTGAACATTCTTATACCTTTCCGTGGGTAGGTGGACATGGAAAACAAATCTATGTAACAAGTTTCTATCATGTTGAAGAAATTAATGATACTATTATCACGTTGGAAGATCCTTTCGGTGAAACTCATGAATTGTATGAATTAAATTTAAAAGATGTGATGGACGAG